CTACTTGCGTTTGAACGGCCTACGCGAAAACGCCTCGCCCACCACCTCGACGAACATCTGGGTGGTGGGTTTGTCGTAGTGCTCGCCGGTGACGCCGGGCAGCGCGTGGCCCATCATCTGTTCAACCTTCGAGCGGTCTATCGCCATGTCCCAGCGCATGAACGTCTCCCAGGAACGACGCGCGGCCCTGGGCTGCTTGACCTCGACTCCCGCCGTCGCCGTGGCTTTCTGCCACTCCCTGCGGAAGGCGTTCTGGCTCAGCGGCTTTCCGTCCCCGGCGTCGCAAAGCCAGACCTCGCCCGCCGCGCGGGCCTTCTCCGCGATCTCCCAAAGCCTATCGCCCCACGGCTCCGGGATAACCAGCGCACGGACGCTCTGGCGGTTCTTGAGCGCCCCTTCCTCGGAGATTCGCGCGTCCGAGTGCACCTGCCTGTTCACCTCGGCCACGGTCATGTGAACCCCGTGGGATTCGGCGCGTGTGATCTCGTCGAGCTTCACGCCCAGCGACTCCCCGGTTCTCGCGCTGCCGAACATGGAAAGCAGCATCGCGCCCTCGCACGGGGAGCCTTCCGCCGCCTGCGCTATCCGGTCAAGCTCGTCTAGGGTGTATGCGCCGTCGCTCCTGCTCTTGAAGTTCTGCGGCATCACGTAGGGCCTTCTGGCCATGTTCTCGCCGACCACGTCGTATATCTGGCAGAAGTCCAGTATCTGCCTGAGCAGGGCCAAGGAATCCTCGGCGGGCTTCTTGGTCATGCCGCTGAGCCATTCCTGGATCTCCAACGGGTCAAGCTCGTTCACCTTCACGCCGCCCCACCTCGGGCCGACGTACTTGTTCCACTTGCTCATGCGGCACTTGTGCGTGTTCTTGGCCAACCTGCCGTCCTCAAGCTTCGTGTCGGCGTCAGGTAGCCACCACTTGTTGAACGCCTCCTCGACCGTCGGGACGTGACGCAGCTTGTGCCTGCGGTTCTCGTCAAGCCCCGCGCGTATCTCGGCAAGCGCCCGCTCGGCTTCGCGGCGCGTGCCACGGAAGTTGCGGCTGCGTCGCTTGTACTCCCCTGCGACGTCCTCCCACCACCTAAGGCGATAGACGTCTTTGTCTATGCGCTGGACGCAGCCGAAGCTTGAGCGCATCCTACGTGTCATAATCACTCCTAACGGAAAGGGGTATCTCGTGGCTCAAAACGATATGCACGTCGTTGTGTTCAAAATCCTTGCCATTGTCTATGACTGCATGAAACGCGGCGTTGAGCCCAGGCTCTCCGACATTGACGCCGACGCAATGGGGATTCCTGAAAGCTATTGGACGCAGATAATGGCAGAGCTGGTGAGCCACGGGTTCCTGACCGGCGTGTCTGTCAAGAAGGTTACGACCGGCGATGTGATCAACGTTGCCAAGCCTAGGGTCACCCTCGACGGGGTTCAGTACCTTTCCGAGAACAAAATGATGGCCAAGGCCGCAAAGATACTGTTCGAGTACGGCGGGACGATAACCTCCATCGTGGCACCGTTCCTGTAGTATCCGGCCCCGGTAAACCGGGGCCTTTTTCATTCGCGCATCTTACGACATCGGGACGCTCGGGTTCGAGTAGCCCTCGACCGTTGCGTGCTCGACAGCCTTCCTCGGCAAGTACGCCGTGAACGACGTCGAGTCGCTGGCCGGGACGTCCGTGACGTACGCCTCGGCACCGTCCACGAGCGCCCCGCTCGCGTCTCTCATGCACACAACGACGCGAATATCGGTCTTCTTCGTGAAGTCGTTCATCACGTTGCCGCTCACATTGGTCGAGTAATCGTCGCCTACCTCGTTGAGGTCTGTCACCTCGAACTGCGGGTCGCCTTCCTTCTCGAGGTCCCAGGCAGCGAAATCGTCATCATCAAGCTCGGCGACTTCCACCTCGATTCTCGATGCCTCGAACTCGGTGGTCTGCTGTGTGAACGCAACCTTGTGCTGCGGTAGCAGTAGCTGAGCGTAGTCCTCTCCAGTCCCCAGAATCGCGCCGCCGTCGTCATAGAGCGTGGCCTTCACCCTGACCATGGTGGCGGCGTACGAGCTGTTCGGGTTCTCTACGATCGCCGTCCAGAAGCTGTACCCCATGGCTGTCGTGACGCAGCTTTCGGTCACCCTTGGCTGCGCAGGCTTCTCGGATGGCGTCCCCTCAACCGCGGTCGCGTCCGGCGATGCTGTCGTGTCGGATACGACATTGCCGCTTCCGCATCCGACAAGCGACAGCCCTAGTACGCCGAGACCACCTATGAACGCTCTTCTGCTGACATTCATTTCTTCCTCCTTTAGACTTGGCCTGCCGTTCCCATTGCTCACGCAGATCTGCTGCGTGGTCTTTGGCCGTTCTTCTTGCGGTAGTGCTTAATGTTCGCAGCTAAGGTCATAGTTAAGCATCATTAGCTACAGGAACCTCAACACTCTCCGGGGGGAATTGAGCAGCAATACCTCGAGCAGAACCAAGAAGTGCCGCCTTACCAGCGTCCGTCATTGATCTATACGCGTTAAGCAATTCCAACTCGTCCGGTTTAAGAGTCTCGCCCTGCTTTGGCTTCGCGTAACTGCTTCCGAGTATGTAGTCGGTGCTTACTCCGTAAAGGTCTGCCATTCGCACAATTGAAGCAGCATCAGGTTCATTAACGCCCTGTTCCCATCGCCTAAGCGTACTAAGCGGAGTTCCAAGCAGTTCCGATGCTTGCCTTTGCGTGTAACCAGCTTGCTTGCGGGCTTTTCCAAGGCTATCCATGGTCACTCCAATTCATTTAGCTGCGCTAATACGTATGTAATCACAAAGCGGGCATTTTTTCTAGATTGACGCTTGCAAGTACCCGCAAAACATGTACTATTAACTTCGGTAATCAGAAACCGGGTACCGAATGGAGGTGTTGAAGGTTGGTCAACAACAACGTTGCAAGTGAGCGCGTGCGCATGGGGCTTTCGCAAAGCCAGTTGGCGGAGATGATCGGTGTTGATGAATCGACGCTCCGCCGATGGGAGCAGGACATTAGTCCAGCAAAGGCCGGAAACGTCCTTAAGCTCTCCGAGATTTTCCATTGCTCCACAGATTATTTGCTTGCTCGAACTGATGAACGCACTTAGGAACGGAGGTGACGCCAATGAACGACATTCAGGTTTTCGAGAACAGCAAGTTCGGGCAGGTTCGTGCCACGCGAGGCAAGAACGGCGAGCCGGTGTTCGTTGCCAAGGACATTTGCGCGATTCTCGACCTTGGAAACCCTCGCTCGTCCATCGCACTTCTCGATGATGATGAGAAGGGTGTCCACGCTGTGGACACCCCTGGCGGCAAGCAGCAGATGACCACCGTCACCGAGCCGGGCTTCTACAAGCTCGTCATGCGCAGCCGTAAGCCGGAGGCAAAGGCTTTCCAGCGCTGGGTCACCCACGAAGTTCTCCCGGCCATTCGGCGCGACGGCGGCTACATGGTCGCGCGCGACGAGACGCCGGAAGAGACGATGGCTCGCGCGTTCGTCATAGCGCAAGCGACCATCGACCGCCAGAAGAGCCGTATCGCTGAGCTTGAGCCAAAGGCCCTGTTCGCGGACGCGGTAGCTGCAAGCGACGGTACCTGCCTGGTCGGCGAGCTTGCCAAGATGATGCGCCAGAACGGCCTTACGGTCGGCCAAAACCGACTGTTCGCCATGCTTCGCGAGGACGGCTACCTGGGCAACGTCGGCAACAACAGAAACGTTCCGACGCAGCGTGCAATGGACCTCGGGCTTTTCCGCATCAAAGAGACCGCCGTGACGCACTCGGACGGCCACGTGACCATCAACCGAACCCCGAAGGTCACGGGCAAGGGCCAGATTTACTTCATCAAGCGTTACTGCCCTAAGCAACTCGCTTAGCACAAGCCCTTGCACAACACCATTTAAGCAGCGCAAACACGCTGCGAGTACCTTGAGAACCGGATACCAAATTCAGCCTTCGGGCTGCGCGGATAGCCCTCCGCGAACAATAAGGGCTACCGAGAATCGCCACGGCTGCGCTAAGGCGTGCCCCCTTCTTCGGAGAATGCCCCCCATTCTCTAGTGGCGTAACGGACCCCCCATCAACTGACCATGCACAGTTGCCGTACCTTAACGCGGCTGCGGCGGTTCTCGGGCGTGAGCGTGCCACGCTGCCGATTGGCTACATACAAACACATGTAATGAAGGCAAACATTACAAGCCAATCGGCGGCGCGGTGCGCTCACGGAACGGCCCCGGTGCGCCGGGGAGTCACATAAAAAGACCCCACTGGTCGGCCAAGACAAAACAGCGGGGTTTACCAAAAGAGGTAGACATGATCATACCAAAAAAGGTTGAGGGCTTGCTGCTCGGTCTTACTGTCTCCGGGATTCTGCCGGGTGTTCTCGCCGCGTTCGTCACCGAGTACATCAACATCGGCGTCCCAATGTTTGCGGGCGGGCTTGTTCTCGCCGCAATCGGAGTCCATCTGTACTTGCGCTAAGCCCCCGAAACTCACACTCTCGGCCAAGGGAATGTGCAAGGTAGTTAGTGAAAGAAATTATTGATACTCACTCAGTATCATTGGAGCAAAAGCACCGACGCTGGACCACTCACGAGATAACTTACCTGCGCCAACACAGGTCAGAAGGGTCGGAAGCGATAGCAATCGCGCTTTCAAGAACTTCCGCGTCAGTGAAGCTTATGGCTTCACGTCTCGGGGTTTCGCTAGGCCGTCGCGGCCCAGGCGAAGTCTGCCCGATCTGCCAGACATACACAATCGCCCTCAACTCGGCTGCGGCGAAGCACGGCATGTGCGTCTGCTGCTACGAGCGTCGAAAGGCTGACATACGCCGGCAGGCAGAAGCGGAGAAGCGGTGCAAAAAGCTCTACGAGAAAGAGAAGAAGCGGGCGCAAAGGAGGACGCGCAATGAGGACTAGGGTCTGTCCCAAGTGCGGCAAGCCCTACCCGATAGGGCAGAGCTGCCCGAGGTGCCGCGCCAGGCACAAGGGCAGCACCCGCACGAAGGAGCAGGAGCGCAAGCGGTTTGACAGCAACCCGTGGCGGCGCGAGTACGACAAGAAGGATTACCACGCGGCCCGACAGCAGGTCATAGCGATGCAGCTAGGCCACTGCGCCCGGTGCGGCAGGCAAATAGCCGCCATGGACGCCACAGGGGCCTGGAAGACGCTTTCAGGCGGCGTCCACCACATCAAACCGCTATCGGCGGGCGGCACGAACGAGATAAGCAACCTCGTCCTGCTGTGCGCCCAGTGCCACAACGCAGTCGAGTCAATGAGAAGGAGGGAGGAGAAACGTTGACCAAGAAGAGGGACACCACCACAAGCGACGGCAGGTTCGAGGACTTCCGGTTCCAAGTGAACCTTGCCGTTGAGACGTTGATTCAGTCCATCGAGAACGAGCCGTTGCCCGCCAACTCTCGGGCGCTCGCGTTCGCGATGGCCTACGGGCTTAAGCCCAAGATGTGCTACACGCTAGCCCAGACCGAGAAGTACTCCGGTATCTCGCAAGAAATCCTCGTGAAAGAGCACGACGCCGGGCGGCTCAAGTTCTTCCGCCCGAAGTGCTCGGAGCGCGGCACGTTCATCACGTGCGCGGACTTCGACGCCTGGATTGAGGAGAACAGCCGATGACTTGGGTTAGCGACGAGATCGCGGCGGACCTCGCCCGGATATTCGCCGACGAGCAGCGGGAGAACCGAATCTACGGCGACCCACCCGAGGACGGTGAAGACGATGGGCAGGACGAGGAAGAGCGCGAAGTGCGCTGGTAGCTCCTTTGAGCGCCTTATCGCCGACTACCTGGCCGACGAGCTTGGCGAGGACGTTGACCGTCAAGTCAAGAACGGCGCGAACGACCTAGGAGACGTGCGCGGCGTGAAGCTTCTCGGCCAGCCCATCGTGATCGAGTGCAAGGAATACCGGGGTCAGCACAACTTGCCGGAGTGGTACCGCGAAGCGGAGCGCGAGCGCGACAACAAGGGCGCGTGCGTCGGCGTTGTCGTTTGGAAGCGGTACGGCAAGGGCAAGGCGCAAGACCAACACGTATCTATGACCATGGCGGAGTTCGTGCGCCTGATAAAGCTAGTGAACGGAGGTGGCACCGATGGCAATCAAGGGTGAGGGCACCGTGTTTGAGCTTATCCGAACGCCGGAGGATGACCGCGACGCATGGCTTGACCTGCGTAAGAAGGGAATCGGCGGCTCAGACGTGGCCGCTATCATGGGCCTTTCGGCCTTCCGCTCGGCCTATTCGGTGTGGGCGGAGAAGACGGGCCTTTACCAGCCCGAGGACATTTCAGACAAACCCGCAGTCCACTGGGGCAACGTCCTGGAACCCATCGTCGGCGGCGAGTACGCGGAGAACCACCCGGCCCGCGAGGTAAGGCGCGTGAACGCGGTTTGCCGCAACCTCAAGCGACCGTGGGCGCAGGCTTCTCTTGACTACGAGGTGAAAGACCCGGTTCTTGGCTGGGGAGTTCTCGAGATCAAGACGGCGGGCGCGATGCGTGCCAAGGACTGGGATGACGGCGTGCCCGTCTACTACCAGACGCAGGTGGTCCACTACCTCAGCGTCACTGGAAGGCCCTTTGCGGACGTGGCCGTGCTTATCGGCGGCTCAGATTACCGCGAGTACCGCATCATGCGCGACGCGGAGGACGAAGCAGCGGTTGTCGGGGCAGTCGACGCCTTCTGGTGTGACCACATTTTGAAGGGCGAGCCGCCCGAGATCACGGGCGCGAGGGATGACGGCGCGGCGGTATTCGCCGTCAGCGGCATGGGCGGCAAGGAGGTTCCACATGTCGACATGTCGCAGGCGATGGCCGACTTCATCAGCGCCAAGTACGCCAAGGCCCAGGCGGAGGAGGCGTTCAAGGACGCTTCGAACCGACTGAAAAAGGAGATTGGGCAGAACGCGGCCTTGGAGTGCGACGCGGGCAAGTTCTCGTGGCGCAGGTACACCGTCAATCAGTTCGACAAGAAGGCGTTCGAGGCCGACCACCCAGACCTTGCAGACCAGTACTCGAAGATGGCCGTCCGAGACGGCGGAATCGTCTTCAAGCCACGAAAGGAGTAGCCAATGGGCGCAATCGCTAAGGCCCAGCAGGAGATTCAGCAGGGCAAGCCCGCGACGTTCGCGGACCTCGTCAAGAAGGTAAGCCCCCAGTTCCAGGCGGTAATGCCGAAGGGATTCAAGGCTGAGCGCCTTGCCCAGATGGCAATCTCTGCCTACAACCAGACCCCTAAGCTCGCCGAGTGCAGCGTTCCGTCCATCCTGTCCTGCTGCCTGCGCTGCGCGAGTCTCGGCCTTGAGCCTAGCGCGGTGGACGGGATGGGCCGCGCCTACATCCTCCCGTACAAGAACCGCAAGACGGGCGCGATGGAAGCGCAGTTCATCCTCGGTAAGAACGGCATGGTCGAGCTTGTGCAGCGCAGCCAGCTCGTGAAGACTCTCAGAACCCAGTGTGTCTACGAGGGTGACGAGTTCGACTACTGGGAGGACGAGAGCGGCATCCATTTCAGCTACCGCCCAGACCTCGACGCGAGCCACGACGCGGACAAGCTGCGTCTGGTCTACCTCTCCGCGAACCTCAAGGACGGCGGGCTGGTCTTCCTGCAAATGAGCAAGAAGGAAATCGAGAAGATCAAGGCGCGTTCCAAGTCCGGCGACTTCGGCCCGTGGAAAACCGACTACGAGGCCATGGCCGAGAAGACCGTTCTTCGCCGCGCGTTCAACCGAGGGATGCTGCCGCGTTCCGTCGAGGTCGCGAAGGCCATTGCAGATGACGAGACCTCGCCAATCGTCCTTGATTCCGACGGCTATCAGGTGTTCGGCCAGACCACGGATGCTATTGAGGTCGAGTCCACGACGGAGGAGGTGGCGCAGTGAGCATCAACCGAGTAATCGTCACGGGCCACCTCACCCGCGACCCGGAGCTTAGGCAGACGGCGGGCGGGACGCCGATACTGCACTTTGGAATCGCCGTAAACGACCGCGTCAAGAACGCCCAGTCCGGCGAGTGGGAGGACCGCCCGAACTTCGTCGACTGCGTGCTGTTCGGGTCGCGAGCGGAAGCCCTCTCGCGCATCCTCGTTAAGGGTATGAAGGTCGCGCTTGAGGGCAGGCTGCGCTTCTCCGCCTGGGAGAAGGACGGGCAGAAGCACAGCAAGCTGGAAATCGCCGTCGATTCCGTGGACCTCATGGCGAAGCCCCGCGAGCAGGCCATGAACCCGCAGCAGGCGGCGGCTTACATGTCGCAGCAGTACGGCCAGCCCGTCGCGGCGGTGCCTATGCAAGCGACGGCCCCGGCGCAGGCGCAGCAGCCCGCGCTCTACGACGAGGATATACCGTTTTGAGCGGCAAGTCGGTAGCCCTCACGGGCAAGGGCCGCGAGCTTGTGTTGCGGATGTACGCAATGGGCTACTCGCCGAAGCTGATCATCACTAGCGGCCTTGGGGTTTCCCGGTACGACCCCAAGTATCAACGGCTTGAAGCCGAGGTTATGCGCTTAATCAGGCGCGAGGGCCGCAAGACGCAGATTTAGTAAACGCCGCCGTGGCAGCGACTCGCCACGGCGGCGTCACCAACCGAAAGGACACCAGCAATGGGAAAGAAAAGCGTTCGCCTCACGTTCACGGAAGAGGTTCTCGGGACCTCGCCGAACAACCCCGACATTTACCGCGAGTACATCGCCAGCAAGTCCCCGGACGCCAAGACGATTGAGGATGAGGTCGCTTCCGTCGGCGTCGACGAGGTGCACGAGAAGGGAATCACCGTCTTCCCGCGCCTTGAGGACGGCACCCCCTACATCTACGACTACCAGGTTAAGGGCTTCTTTAAGGATTCCTGCGGCGCTCTTTGGCGCGTAAAGGCAACGAAGTCAAGCAAGCTCAAGGCGTACAAGAAGGTCATTGACGGCAACATCTTCATCGAGCAGCGCAAGATCCCGTACCACACCCCCGAGGGCGTCGAGTCCCCGCACTGCATCAGGCCGCTCAGGGCGCAGACGCCGCAGGGCGAGCGCGTGGCCCTCGCCGAGTCTGAGACCATCCCGGCGGGCAGTTTCATCGAGTTCACCATCATGACGTTCGATGACGGTCTTTGGCCGACCATCGACGAATGGCTCCAGTACGGCATGTATCGCGGAATCGGCCAGTGGCGCAACTCCGGCAAGGGCCGTTTTAGTTACGAGTACATCGACTAACAAGCGACGGAACCGCAGGGCGCAGATCTGCAATGGTCGAGCGGCGCGGGGCGGGGCCTTGGCACAGCAACCCTTGGCCGGGCAGCGGCAAAGCTTTGAACGGCATTGCCTGGCAACGGCCTAGCTTAGACATGCCAGGGCAATGCGCGGACAAGCGTTTACGAGCGGTGGCTTAGCTTTACGAAGCAAGGCGAAGGCATAGCAACCCCACGCTCGGCAACGGACCAGCTAGGAAACGAACCGCTAAGGCATAGCGAGACAACGCTTTTCATGGCCAGGGCACGGCAACTTTGGGCCGGGCAGCGGCAGAGGCCCGCAATGCATTGCTCAGCAGGGCAAAGGCGATGCTGTGCTCGGCAAAGCAACGGCAAGGCGTACCACGGACTGGCGTAGGTACGGCGGAGATGTGCGGGGGCGGCTGAGTTACGCACGGAAGAGGCCAGCGAGGGTACTGCAATGCGCGCATTGCCGAGGCATAGCACATCTTTTCTCAGCAACGGCAAAGCAAGCCTATGCCTGTCGGTGTGTTGCTCAGCAACGGCAAAGCCATCCCTGGAACCGCAATGGAACTGCAATGCTCGGACAGGCAGCGGAATGGCACCGAACCGGCCAGCCAAGGCGCAACGTGGACTGGCACAGTCACGACATGCAGCGGAATAGCAAAGCGAAGCAACGCGACAGCAATGCTTGCCAAAGACACGCCAAGGAATAGCAGTTCTCTGCGCAGACAGGCAGCGGCAGGGCAGGGCGAAGCATTTACAAGCAACGGCACTGCAAAGAAAGTCCAGCTCAGACAACCGAAAGAACAGCAATGGAATAGCACCGCTGAGAAAGCTCCGCAATGGCAGGGCTAATTGCAGCTAGGGAGGAGCGGAGCCCGGCGTGGAATGCCCGGCTACGGCAAATAACTACTGAAAGGAGCACGTATGAAAGGAATCAAGCGTTTCAGGCAAGCAATCAAGAACCAGCTGGACACGGGGGAGGGCGAGTTCCGCCTTACCTACCACGACGCGGAGGAGATCGCCGACGAGATTGAGGACGAGTTAGCGCAGCTCGCGTGGGCCAAGGACGTCCCCACTCCAGTTGACGCAGACGGCAATGTCGTACCGCTCACGACCAAGGTGATGTACGGCGATGACGGCAGGGAGCTGGAAATTATCTTCTTCAAGTTCAATACCGACAATCGTGCAACGCGATGGTTGGCATTTTGCAAAAACAAGGACGGAGACAGAGGCTATGCCGCCGTTAGTAGTGTCCACCTTCGCCGCCCCGACAGCTGGGAGCGGCTGGAGGAGGACGCGGCTAAAGGGATTTGCGATTACTTCGACCACAGCTCGTGCTTGAAGTGCCCTGGTTTTAATCATGCCAGTCATAGTTGCGACAAAGCGAGGGCGCAAGACATTGTCCGCCGCGCCAAGGCCCTCGCGGAGCGCGACGTGAAGGAGGCAAGCTGTGGTTAGCGACGATGAGCGGCGTGAGGTCTCCGAGAACCTGCGAAGACTGGCCTACGGCCGCTTCATCCAGTACAAGGAGCAGTTCTTCGATGAGCTTGCCGAGGTGGTGCTCGGCTTCGAGGACTTTCACGACTTCAATGCTGTCCTCGAGAAGCTGGCTGGCCTCATTGACCCGAAAGGGGGAGACGATGACTAGCGACGAGGAACGCCGCGAGGTGGCGCTGAGGCTGCGCGAAATCAAGCCAGAGAAGGGTTTGCACGGGCACGTGCGAGCAGAAGGCGTGTTTAGTGCGTGTGGCGTTTACAGCGACTTCGGCTGTGTGCGGGTGGACGAGCTGGATAAGCTCGCCGACCTAATCGACCGCCCGACGTGCGAGTACGTGCCAATCGGCGACGGGAGATTCGGTTGCTCATGGTGCGGGCACGTCGTCAAGCTGGACTACGACGTGCCGGTGGCTGACGAAACTCACATGCCGTTCAACTACTGCCCCAACTGCGGCGCGGAGGTGGTGAAGGGTGTTTAGCGCCTATGTCGCGCGAGCCGCACATGCCGTCCTTAGCCGCGAGACCGAGGTCACCGACATGTACAAGGGCGATTGCCGGGGCTGCGGCGAGTGCTGCTCGCGCTTCCTGCCGCTAAGCCCCTACGACCTGCGCCGTCTGGAGCCTTACGTTCGCGAGCACGGTGTCAAGCCGCATGAGCCGCGCGGCGAGGTCGACCTCATGTGCCCATGGCTCACCGACGGCAAGGAGTGCGCCGTTTACGCGGCGCGGCCCGAGGTGTGCCGCGCCTACCGCTGCGACCTGGACAAGCGCGGCGAGATTCGGCCCTTCTTCGGGGCGGCGAGCGCGAAGGTCGCCGACATGAGGGAGCTTGCGGAGAGGTGGAGCGATGCCGGACAGGGAGATTGAGTTCAACTTCAGGCTCCCAGATGGCGTGGACGCCGACCAGGCGACGCTCGAACGCATCGTGCGCAACGCCTGTGACTTGGAGCGCAAGAGGTGGAACATTCTGGTCGCTCGTGGCCAGTCAAAGCTTTCATGCGGCTTCACGCCCGAGGAAGTCGAGAGGAGGTGCGAGGATGCCCTACGACAGTGCGGGCTACCGCGATCACTGCGGAGACTGCCGCCACTTTAGGCTCGACGCCGAGCGCACCAAGCTCAGGCGCGAGGTCTTCGGGGAGCACGCACCCGAGGTCCACTACTGCGGCAAGCTGCACATCTTCGTCAACGTTTTGGATTCACCGAGCAACCCGTCGTGCAACGCGGCGGGTTGCTACTCATATGAGAAAGGGGGCCGCAATGGCCGTTGAAATAGGCACCGTCCAGACCTTCGCGGACGTCAAGCCGGACAAGGCGCAGGCCTTGAAGGTCTTGGAGGAAGCCGCCGAGATCTTCGGCGCGTGGCAGCTGTGGGATGGCTTGGAGCAAGACGAGAAAGGCGACGGGTTCAACGTCATCTGCCTGATGAACGAGTGCGCCGACGTCATACAAGCGACGTGCAACCTGCTCGCGGCTTACGAGATCACGGACTTCACCTGGCACATGGAGATGTGCCGAAGGCGCAACGTGAAGCGGGGGCGGATGTGATCTCGTTCCAGCTGGGGGCACCTCAGATAATCTTGCTCGCGATTTACGTACTAAACATCGCAGTCGTGGCAGCTCACCACGGGGAGCCGAGGGAAGAGAACTACGACGTTTTTATCTCACTAATCGCGCTTGCTATCCAGCTCGCGCTGCTCACATGGGGAGGTTTCTTCTAATGGACGAATACAGAAATGCCGTCGTGACAAGGCTTAGGAAACTTGAAGAGGAGTTCAGAGAAAACGGCGCTTCATATTCGCGCACCGAGATTGCAAGAAAAATTTTCGACCAGCTGTTTTATGTGCTCGATGACGCCGGGTTCGACACTGAATGCAGCTCTCGCAACATTCTTGGCCGTCTCGCTGAGCTGATTGAGGACAACGGCAACGCCGACGAGGTTTACAGCACAGAGGTTGTCGTGACCAACATGACAGAAGGGACCAGCGACACGTGCCAGCTGTTCCCTGACGGACGTAGCGTCGCGGTTGGCCCAGCGCCCGACAGGACTTTCGATTTCCACGACGAAAGCGATCACGTGAGCCTTTTCGTTACCACTCAACCCGACAACATGCCCGTCGAGTTCCGCAAGAAGTACCGCCTGACTATCTCGGAGGTGGCCGATGAACCCGACCACGATTAACAGCCTGATTCTAGCCGTCGCGTTGCTTGTAACGGCGCTCGTCCTGCTCAAGCTCGCGGGTGAGGTGGCCTGGCTCAAGTACGGCATGAAGCTCCACAGCACGGCCATCCTCAAGCTGCTCGACGCCCGCATCAAGGAAGAGGAGAAGGCCAATGGAGAAGGTTAACCCGCCGCGTTACGCGGGCGACGGCATATCCTGCGACCAGGCGATGTTCTCCATGCAGCGGGCTAGCTGCATCCACGAGGTAGACCAGCTCTGGTGGTGGGCCTGCGCGTTCAAGTACATCTGGCGGTTCTGGGACAAGGGCGGGGCACGCGACCTCGACTGCGCCATCGACTGCATCGAGCGCCTTAAGGAGTGCAGGTATGGAACCGACACTGATTAGCCCTAGCATCGAAGCCCTCGTCGAGGAAGCCAAGAGCTGGATCAACCTCGGCGAGGAGTACGTTTCGCTCAGCGTCAACCGTTTCGCGGCCCTCGCATACGGCGCGGCTGCGGACTACGACGAGCTGCGCGACGAGCTGGAAGCCAAACACTAGGGGGAGCCATGACGGATTGCCAAGACCTCGCGGACGAGCCGCTAAGGTGGTTCCCGCACGACGCGGACGCGGCCGGAGACCCGAAGTGCAGGCGGCTCATGCGCAAGACCGGGGCGGCGGGGTATGGCCGCTGGTGGCTGCTCTGCGAGGCCTTGGCATCCGAGCCGGGGCACCACATCAGGGTGAAGACCACTACCGACCTCGAGAACCTTGCCGTCCTGCTCGACCTCGACTGCGCCGAGGAGGCAACGGAGTTCATCGAGGACCTTTTGACCGTCGGGCTTCTTACAAGCAACGACGGCTTTGTGTCCTCGCCGCGCATGGACGCCAACGCGGAGCGTTCCGGCAAGTCCAAGGAGCGAAGTCGGCGTGCTGCGATCGCTCGTTGGTCCGGCCAAAAGTAGCTATGCACGATGCATGCACGATGCATGCACGATGCATGCACGATGCATGCATATATAGATAGATAGACAGAGAGCGCCCGCGTTGCGTCCCACGCAAAACGCGGCGCGGGCGCTCGTACGTCAACGCCACAAGCTATGTGTACAGCAGCGTTAACCTTACTTGTAGCTAGTGCGATTGTTGAAAACCTGTCGAAAACTTGTTGAAAAGTATTTTGAAAACTCGAATAGGAGCAGGTAAATGGGTGTGCCGCAACAGGTCACTGACCTAAGCAAGCATTTGTTCGATGAAATCAAGCGGTTGAATGACCCTTCCTTGACCGGGGATGCGCTCGCGCTCGAGATCTCTAGGGCCAAGGCGGTGTGCGTCGTGGCCGACGAGATCAACGCCACGATTAACCTCACGCTGGACGCGGCGCGTCTCGCCGCCGAGTACGGAGGCAACCAGAAGGTCGCGCACCTGCTCGCGGGCAAGGGCGGGGACGGTCGGTGACCGTCCGGTGGTCAATCGAGCCTGAGAAGCGCGACTGGCTGATCGCGTTCGTGCCGGGCCACTCGGTCTGGGAGTGCATCGCGGCTTTCGAGGAGCGCTACGGCATCCGGCTCACGGTCGGGCAGGTGAAGAACTTCAAGCAGCACCACGGGGTCAAGTCGGGCACGGTCGGCAACCAGTTCAAGAAGGGCAACGTACCGTTCATGAAGGGCAAGCGGTGGGCCGACTTGCCGGACGCGAGTTTCAGCCGCGACAAGTGTTTCAAGCCGGGGAACGTGCCCTGGAACGGCAAGCTCTGCCCGGTCGGCTCCGAGTCCGTGCGCGGCGGATACGTCTTCGTCAAGATCGCGCCCTTGCCCTCGGGGAAGAAGGCGCACGACAACTGGAAACCTCGCGCTCGCATCGCCTGGGAGAAGGAGTTCGGCCCCGTCCCGGAGGGCCACAAGCTGATACACCTCGACCACGACCGGATGAACGACGATCTGGGCAACCTCGCGGTCGTTAGCAACGCTGACTGGGCCGTGATCCGGGCAAAGAAACTGGACTACCACGACGCGGAGACATTCGCGAACGCCTGCGCCATAGCTCGGCTTACCCAGTGCATCACGGGTGCCGAGAAGAGGGCAAGGAAGGCGCGGAGTGCTTAGGGTCGATTTAAGGCCCTCGCGTTTCGCTTGCGGGTGCTCGCTAGGGCGCGGGCGTTATCGCGCCTTAAACCAGCCTTACATTCGGTTTTAGGGCGGTTCGCGCGTCTCGGAATCGCGGCATGAAAAAAGCCCCTCGGGCCTTTCGGCTCGAGGGGCGTTCGTGGTTAGAACGTGATTCCGATCCCGAAGAACTTGAAGCTGTGCCTAGGCTTTTGTTCCTCGGGCTTCGGGTCCTCGATGGGAGTGAACACGGCAGGCTCGGGCTTCTCGGGCTGCTCCGGGGCTAGCTCGTGGCCGCACCACACAAACGCCTTGTACTCGCAGATGATGTTGATGACCTCCTCGTGATCGTCCTTCGTGAGGTCTGCGGCGGGCCTGTAGCCATCAAGAACCTCGGCGAGGTCTGCGTCCTCGGTGACCTCGTACACCTCCCAGATGATCCGGCGGCGCATGTGGTAGGCGCAGGGGTGCGGCCCGTTCGGCTCCTCGGTGATGATCGCGAGGTCCTCGCCCTTGCGCCAAATGTCGAAGGGGCCTTCGAGGTCCCAGCGCTGCGGCCACTTCCTGAGCTTTTTCGGGTTTGCCTTGATCCCCATTTCAGCCGGGTCGATGCCGTAGGCGCGGTAATAGTCGGCGTCATAGGCGGGATCGTGCTGCGGCTCGGTGTATTTCATTGCTGCCCCTTCTCGTAGGGGGCCGGAGACCAGGCCCCCGCTCGTCGCTTGTAATAACCGGATTATGCAACCTGCAACTGCGCCTGCGCCTCGTAGGGCCTGAGCGGCGCTGGGGCGTAGGGGATGCCCAGGTAGTAGTGGGCGAACTCCTCGCCCATGCCGTCGAGCATATCCGCGCCCTTGAACTCGCCCTGGGTGCACACGATCTCGGCCACGCGCCCGTCCACGATGTGGATCTTCACGACGTCGCGGCCCTCGTCCCTGGTCTGGGAGACGTGCCGGTCGTAGACCCAACGGTCCTCGATGCGCTTGAACGCGTGGCCCTTGCTCGCGCCCCCGTAGATCGCGCCGTACTCGTCAACGTCTGTGGCTACCTTGTCGGCGACGTAGACCCATTCCCCGGTGTGGAGGACATAGGCGTCTTTCGGTCGGCGGTATCGGCTGGGCTGGTAGCCCCATCGGGTGACCATCGCGGGGACAACCTCGTCCGGGAGGATCGCGCAGCCCTTGCCGTTTGTGGATCCGTCCCAGTACTGGCAGCGCTTCGCGGTTGCCCTGCGGTAGTATTTGGCAGTGGCCTGGAATGGGATCGTTTTCGCTCGCTTCTTCATTTCATGCCCTTTCGGTTGGGCCGCTGGTAGCACCACCTACCAGCGGCCATTTTTGTTAACTGACTGGTTGGCTAGGCGTAGGAGCTGACATCCATGGGCCTTCCGCTCCACTTGAAGGCGTCAACAACGTCGTTGATCTTGATGTAGCCGCACTCGTTGACCTTGCAGCGCTTGCCCTTCTCGTTGTCCTGGATGTGGCTATATCCGGTCACGTACTCGCCGGGGCGAGGCGTGATGTTGCCGCTCATGAAGCCCGTAGGCTCGTAGTTCTGGCAGATCTCGCGGACGGTGACGAACTGGCCGTTTTTCTTGACCACCTCGTAAAACTCTCTGTTGGTCTGCTCGTAGCCCCAGCAGCTGACGAAGATGTCGCCTACCTTCACGTTCTCCGCTGCCTGGGCGGCCTTGGTTGCCGCCTTCGCCTTCCTTGCGGCCTTCGCGGTCATTCTCGCCGCGTAAGCATCGGGGTTGAAGACCTTTAGCAGCTGGTTCGTGAGTCCTGACCAGTGCCCATCCTTGTAGACCTCAAGGCGCTTTTCCTCGGTCGTGTAGTTGCCTGTCATGGTGATGTGAACGGTCCTGTAAGTGCGGACGGCCACGGCCTGGGGGAACTTTGCCTTTGGCGTGATAACCCACGCCATGACCTCGCCCGCCCTGACCCTTGCTGCAATGTCCTCGGTGACGTTCTCAAGCTCAACGGTGATCTGCTCTCGCATGGTGTTTCCCTTCTCGGTATGTTGTGTTGGTTGTGGCGCTAGAGGGCGTGACGCTTCACGCTCTCCCAGAACTCGAGATCGTCAACGAACTGGACATACATGGCATTGCCGAGTTGCGTGCCGTCGTCGGCGATGTAGGCGGCGAGGGTGTAGCACTCTGCGGCTATCCCGTCGATGTCGAAGTCATCGGCGTACTCACCGAGTGCATCGGCGATCTCGTTCATCACGTCGTTCCACGTGGTCAAGCTGCCACCTTTGCGGCTCTCGCGGTTCTTGCCGACGTTGTAAACCTCTTCGAAGTTGTCAAGGGCGCGGAGTTTATAGATGATCATGTCGGTTCCCTTCTCGGTTGTTGTGTTTGGGGTAGTGCTTTCGGGCTACTTGCGAAGAAACTCGCGGATTGTGGAGACGATGAGAGACGCGACTAGCGCGGCTAGGAATTGACGCATTCGTGCTCACCTCCTGCTAGAATGGAGTGACACGGGGCGCAGGCGGCGAATGCCTGCACCCCTGGGGTTTAGCGCTTCCTTAGGTGTTTGGGCTGGTACCTTTCGCACCTATTGGGGCGCTTTTTCTTTGCCGCGCAGGCTTGCGCTACCGCTTTCGCGATTGCGTCGCCCAAGATCTGCGCGGCAACGTCGGCGATTACCGACGCCATGAACTCGGCAAAGTTCGGTATGTTGCTCACCTCCCTTCGTGCCGTGTTCGGCTTGGTGCTCCCTCGCGTGGCCCGTTGAGCCGATCTATCCGGCCTATGTCTCGCTTTGCGGCATGCCGTCGCCCTGGGAGCGTTGCGGCTCAGCCGGTGGATCTGGAGCGGGCTGCGAGGGTTATGCGGTTCTCAAGGTGCGCGGCTCTGAGTGCCGAGGGGAGAGTGTGAAGGTGTGCGGACCGTGCCGCGAAGTAGTTAAAAGATTGAAGCGCTAAAGGGCGCTGAGAAAGACTGCCGGAGTCGTTAACGTGTCGCTCCGTGTCGCTGGCTAAATCATTCCACCGTGCCTAGCGACGTGTCAACGAGAATTTTCGCTAGCGACGAGGAAAAAGCCATGTTACCAGCGGAAACGCACCGCGAAATAATTGTGGTGGAATTGTGAGCGGTAGGAAACCGGCGGCGAACGGCGCTAGCTACGCGACGTTGTTAGCGACGGCGAGCGCGGCCGCGTGGCCGGATCGCATGGCGTGGATGCTAGCGACGAACAAAGCCCGTGCCTAGCGACGTTAAACAATGCGACTACCTGCTAGAATGTGCCGCCAGTGTGTGCCTGCCATGCCTTTATATATCGACGCGGCGCGGTAGATCGTGGCCCTAAATAGTCCGAAAAATATACAAAAAAGGCTCTAAAAGTACGAGATCGGACGGAAAATTAGAGGGGAGGGGGTAGAAATCACAAATGAAACCACCATGCTACCCAGCGGCGACCCTCAAAAATACACGCAAACGAAATTGTCGAATTACGAAACACCCCATGTTACGGAACGGGGGACGGCTCGCGGACGATAGCCCGAACACATAAACGAGAGGGCTGATTTGGAAGTAAAAAAGTGCCAATATTGCGGGCGGAAATACACGGCCAAGACGAAAAGAAGCAAGTTTTGCTGCGATAAGTGCCGCGTTTACGCAAGCAGGGGGAAAAGAGTCTGGCGAATTGCCGCGCCCGCCGAGTTCGCGGGCGTTTCCCGCGAGGTTCCGAGCGTCATTACCGAGAACGAGATCAGCAAGGCGGTAGTCCAGCTAAAGGGAGCGGCAGCAACGCTCGACTCCGCGTCTTTGAACGGCCCCGCCAACATGCGGGCGCTGTGCGGGAGTCTTTCCGCGTCCGTGCTCGCTGCAGTGCGCGAGGTGGGCTTATGAGAGGGCGCAAACCTGCCGCGACGGCTGTCAGGCGCGGCGAGGACGCTGCCATGCTCGCGCCCGTCGTGAAAGCTAACGCCGAGATAATCCAGGAACAGGGCTGTCAGAAGCCCGTAGCCGTGGCGAACAACCAGCGGCTTAGCGACATGTGGGACTTGGCCGTGGGTACCGGGGCCGCGTTCGAGCCGCAGGACGTGCCGTTCATCACGCAGTTCGTGACTGACATGGTCCTTGTGGAGGAGTGCCAACGCCATATGTTCCGCGAGGACGGCACCCCGCAGCCCATGGTTACCACCGTTGACGACGAGGGCAACCTGGACATCGCGCCGAACCCCTACTCAAAGGTCATGCGCGACACTATGGCGGAAGCGCTGAAGCTCGCCGACGAGTTGGGCCTTACGCGCTTTGCTAGGACCCGCCTGGGACTTGCTCAGGCGGCGGGGCAGGCTATCACCGTCTCCATCGCGGACCAGATTGACCGTGCGATTGCTAGGCGCGGCAAATGAGCTACAGGACTAAGACCGGGCGTTTCAGCGCGGCGGGCAAACACCAAATCGAGAGAACGCATATCTTCGCCGAGACGTTCCTGACGTTCGCGGGCGAGTCCGAGCTTTGCGGCCAGCCATACGAAATCTCGGATTGGCTTGCCAAGAACATTTGGGACCCGCTGTTCGGCACCGGGTCAATCGACAAGCGGACGCGCAAGTTCAGGCGGCGTTTCCGCCGTGCCCTCATTGGCGTTCACCGTGGCTTCGGCAAGTCGCAGCTCGCGGCGTGCCTTGTGCTAACTATTGCAACAATGGAGCCGATACCGAACGGCATGTACGGCATCGTGGCCGACACGAAAGACAACACGGCCATGGTGCGCAACTACATCGTCACCATCATCCGCGCCAACAGAAGCCTTGCCGAGCAATGGACCATTTACAAGGACGTGATACGCAACGACCTAACGGGGCAGGAGATCCACGTCTACCCCTATAAGGAAGCGGCGTTGCAGGGCAAGCACTTCCACGTCCTCATTGGTGACGAGATTCACGTCTGGAAGGACGATTCCGTTTGGAAGGCGGGCACGTCCGGCCAGGCCAAAATCTGGAACGCAATCACCATCGGCATCACGACGGCGGGCGCGTCACGCGACGGCTACCTGTTCAAGCTCTACCACAAGCTCAAGAACGACAAGCACGCTTTCATCTGCTGGTTGGGCATCACGGACGATGATGACCCGTCAAACCGAAAGACGTGGAAGAAGATCATAGCGGCGGGCCGCGTGACCATGGAGGAGCTTGAGGAGCAGTACGAGAGCGACAAGAACGAGGACGGCACGCCGGGTAAGTCGTTCGTTCGCTACTACCTCAACAGGACGCCCATGGAGGACGTTGAGGAGCCGTTCATGCACCGCAAGGACGTTGAGAGATGCAAGAGAAACGAGCTTGCAATCGACTACAGCAGCTGGTTCACCTACGCGCTCGACGGTGCGGTTCGCGGCGATACGTTGGCGCTGGTTGCGGCGCAGCGCCAAGGAGACATGTGGGCGTTCGAGGAGTGGTGCTGGGAGAAGCCTGGCCCCATGGGGACCTACGACCTCATGCAGGTGGCAGAGGTTATCCAGCAGTTGGCGGCAAAGCCCGGCAAGAGCTTCGGCGGCTGCGACCCGGCGCGTATGCAGTTCCTGGCTAACTGGCTCGACCGCGAGTGCAACATCGACCTTTCGGAGATTTCGCAGAGCTCGTCGATCATGTGCCCCGCATCCGAGCTTTTGGGGCGCAACGTCGAGACCCACAAGGCGGCGTTCTCGAATACCCCGGTTCTTGCCCAGCACTGCATGAACGCGGTTGCAGCCGAGTCCAAGGCATACGGCAGGCGACTCGCGTCAGACCGAGGCCGTCACGGACAAGGAACAAAGCGAATCGACGCAGCAATCGCGGCGGCTATGGCCATGTGGGCGTTCGACAACGAAGAGGACGAATCGCCCTCGATTTACACCATTGACCTGTAGCGGGGGACCGCGAATGCACTCTGATACTCGCGCGGGCTTACCTCCTTTCACCGCGCAACCGGGCTAAGTGTCCCTCGTCGTATCCCTTCGCGGCGGGGGACACTGAATCGACCATGCACACGACCAATAAAAAGGAGTGTGCCAATGGGCCTTTTCTCACGCGCAAAGGCGTTTTTCAGCGGTAGCGCGAACGATCAATACCAATACGCCCTCCCAGGAGGTATCGAGTTCATAACCGTCACGGACGGCGCGGGCAATGTGGCCGCAGAACTCCATTCAAGCAACGAGCACCGAGACGCCTATTACTCCAACGCATTCCGCGCGTGTGAGCTTGCGAAGTGCCGACCCCTCGCATCGCTCCCGGTCCATGTATACAGGCGCAGGGACGGCATCAGGGAGACTCCGAGCTACCGGTTCTGCAAGCGTTACGAGACGATTCTTAGAACCAAGTGGAACCCCTTTATGTCTGCGTCCGAGGGCACCCGTTGGGCGATGATGACCAAGGACATTAAGGGCAACGCTTTTATGCGCCTTGAGGTTGACGGCGCGGGCCTTCCCGTCGCCATCTGGCCGCTTGCCCATAAGCCGGTTGTCGAGGACTACAACGGCAGGCCCGTTTTCCGGTATGGCGGGGACAAGTTCACAAAGCCGGGCTGCTACCTCGATTCAGAGATCATCTGGGTAAAGTCGCCGATTCTCGACCCCGATTGCCTTTACGGCGTCTCCCTCGCGGAGCTTGCCGCGCGTGAGCTTGGGCTTTCCATCGACCTTGAGGAGTTCTACGCACGCACCATAAGCGGCGAGGGCACGTTCCCCGGTTGGTTGGAGACCCCGGCGAAGCTCGATAAGCAGGACTACGAGACCCTTAAGCAGCAACTGAGTGACGGCGGCGGAATTGTTCGCGCGGGCAAGCTCCGTATCTTCGACAAGGGCCTTACGTACAAGTCCAACTCGCAGAACATGGCGGATATGTCGCTGGTCGAGCAGGAGAAGTGGATCCTGCAGCAGACGTGCAGAACGCTTTCCGTGCCCCCGCAGGAGGTCTACGACCTCTCCCACGCCACGTACAGCAACGTCGAGCAGGGAGCCTTGGATTTCGCCAACAAGACGCTCATGCCCGAATGCGACTCGCTTGAGCGGGCGTTGTCTGCGCCCATCTGGGCTGCGGGCTACGAGGACTGCTACGTGCAGGTTGACATGAACGGCCTTCTTCGCGGCCTGTACAAGGACCGCATGGAGGGATACCGAATCGCCATCAACGCCGGGTTCTTCTGCGCGAACGACGCGCGAACCAAGGAGGACTTGCCGCCGTTCGTCGGCGGAGAGGTGTTCTTCCGCCAGTCCTCGATGGTCCCGGTTGACCCCGAGACGGGCGAGGAGCTTGCGGAGCGCCACAACACGTCTCTTAGTTCAACACCCGCAGACGGGCCGAAAGACCCAGACACCGCCAATACAAGCGACGTGAGCGGCACCGCGCTCGCCGTCATCCACAAGGACATGCGCGACCGCCTGCGTGACCGACTTGAGGACAAGGGCGACAGCCCGAAGCTGCGCGAGTTCGCCGAGAAGGTATTGACCCCGCTTGCCGACGCATACGAGGTGGCGGGCATCGAATACGACCTGCAATCCGATATTGAGGAGATCATCAATGGTTGATATTGAGGTGTACGGCGAGATTGGCGAGGACTATTTCTCTCCCTCGAACATGACCGCCGCCAAGTTCTCTAAGGCGCTCAAGGACGCAGGCGGGGAGGACGTCACCGTTCACGTCAACTCCCCCGGCGGCAGCGTGTTTGACGCAAACGCCATGGCGGAGCAGATTCGCGCCTACTCCGGCAACGTCACCGCAAAAATCGAGGGCCTTGCCGCTTCCGCCGCGTCCTACTTCGCCCTCACCGCGAACAAGGTTGTCATGGGCAAGTCGGCCCTGATGATGATTCACAACCCGTCCACCTACTGCATCGGCGGCGCTGAGGACATGCGCAAGACCGCCGACTTCCTTGAGAAGGTGCGCGACACCATCACTGTCCAGTACGCGGACAAGTCCGGCATCCCACGTGGGGAGATTGAGGAGCTCATGGACGCGGAGACATGGTTCACAGCCGACGATGCTTTGGAGCGCGGCTTTGTTGACGAGGTGGCGGACGGCGCACCCGTCACCGCCTGCATCACGAACGACTGGCTCAAGTCCTTCAAGAACGCCCCCGCAGACCTTAAGCAGGCGGCAGCGGGGGACGCGGGCAAGACCATTCACCCCAGCAACAGTAAGCAGCCGGATACGGGGGCCGTATCGGCGGGAGCGGGGGCCGCGCCCAAGCGAACTGTTTGCGTCAACGGACAGTTCATTAACTACTAAGGAGAACCAAAATGGCTATGTCCTCGCTCCAGATTCACAACAAGAAGCTTGACATTGTGAACCAGATCGCCGACCTCACCGAGAAGTTCAACGCTGCCGAGAACGCCGACGCCAAGGATGCGCTGCGCGACAAGATCAACGCACTTAACGGCGAGGTCAAGACCTACGACGAGATTCTTGGTGACGTGCTCAACGAGGAGGATAAGATTCGCCGCGCTGGTGGCGTTCCCCTCGCCGACCCGTCTTCCGCCGCCGCTTTCAAGCCCAAGAACCTCGCTCAGGCTGTTCTTGGCAACCCCAAGGACTTCAAGGGCATCGACCTCAACAAGGGCCTTGCCGTCGTGCTTGACGAGTTCCAGGACTTCAAGCTGGTCGAGCACAAGGAGACCCAGTACGACCTCCCGGCTCAGTACGCCGAGAACCTTCCGAACTTCGGCATCCTCTCCACGCTGCCGACCGCTACCACCAACTCCGACTCCGTGACCTTCTTCGAGGCCGACCCCGAGAAGCTCAGCAACGCCGCCGACACCTGGACCCCCGGCAACACCATTAAGATGTCCGGTTTCGCCTGGAAGCAGCGCTCTTTCCACATGGAGCAGATCGCAAACGGCGTTCCCGTGGTCGAGAACAACCTGCGCGACTACGGCACCCTCGCGGGCATCATCAACACCACCCTGCTCTACATGCAGGAGCTTGCTAAGTCTCAGCGCGTCGTTCGCGGCCCCAAGGCCAACGCCGAGACCGGCATCGTCGGCATCCTTGAGCACGACGGCATCCAGAAGTTCACCAAGGCTGCTGGTGACACCATCGCCGACTGCGCTTACAAGATGGCAAACGACGTGTTCCTGAACACCGGCTACTACGCGACCACCCTTGCCGTCCACCCGTATGTCGCCGAGTCCATCGTCCTCGACAAGGACAAGCAGGGCCGCTACATGAACCAGATGGTCAACGGCAAGCTGTGGGCGCTCAACGTGGTCCAGGACCTCAACCTCTTCACCGAGAAGGGCGAGACCGGAGCCAAGACCTACACCTACGGCATGATGGCCTACGCCCCCAATGCGGCCACCTTCTACACCAAGCTTGGCGAGACGCTTGAGATTGGCCTTGTCAACGACCAGTTCATCCGCAACGAGAAGACCGTCCGAATCAACGGCCAGTACGGCCTTGAGGTTCGCATCCCCAAGTGCTTCTCCTACCTCGCCGACACTGACGTCTCTGGTCGATAAGCCATGCCTGAGCTTGCGCCGGACACATGCACCAGAGTTGCCCTGACGGAGCTTTCCGGGGTCACCCTCGCGGGTGGCCCCGCCACGGCCCGCGTCGAGTCTGCGCGTGGCGGCGAGGTCAACGAGTGGGACATTGCGGGCGCTGCCGACTTCCCGGCGACCGCCTGCCCCGACCTCATCACCGTCACGTGGGAGGTTTCCGGCGTTGCCGTGAGCGCGACCGTTGACCTTGTGGCAACCCGCTACTGCACCCTTGACCAGATCAGGACCTATCGCGCTGACGAGTACCTGAGCGTCAATGCAAGCGACGAGGACCTTTGGAACGCACGCGCCTGGGCCGAGGAACAAATCGAGGAAGCCGCCCACCGCATCTTCCAGCCCGTCGTGCGCGAGTGCTTCGTGGACCGCCCGAACTGCACGACCGTTGTTCTCCCGATGATGGGCGGCTTCTTCGCGCACGACATTATCGACGTGCTTTCCGCCACCGACCAAGACGGTAACGCCGTTGACGTCCGTAGGCACTCCGACGTGCAGCTTGACGTGCGGCGCATGAGGGCGCAGACGGCGGCTAACGCCGTTCTCCTGCTTGGCATGAGACCTACCCCGGCTGCTATGTCCGGGGCCGTTATAGCCCTTGCGGCGTGGCGTCTGCTGCCCAGCGTCGCGCCCGACAACGCCACCTCCGCCACTGTCGGAGACAACTTCATGCACTTCGTTGTCGGCGGCGTTAACGGGGCCGCAACGTCGCTCCCCGAGGTGAACGCGTTCATCGACCGCTACGGGTTCAAAGATTATTTCGTGAGGTAGGGCATGGCTTTTGAAGACCTCTTCGAGAACTGCATCGAGTACGTCGAGGGACTTGCAAAAGAAGCCCTTAAGTACGAGCGGGTCACCGTCAGCGTTGGCGGCAACCCGACCTACGTACCAAACGAGTTCATCGTGCGCGAAATCGTCCAGAACCCCGAGTTCTCAGACCGCGTCACCTCCGTCTGCACGCTCGGCAAGGCCCAAGGCGCGTACCGCGTTGAGTTCAACGTCGGGCTTGAGGCCTGGTCTACCAAGACTTCTTTGCCCGTCGCGTCTGCGGACGTGCAGAGGTGGGCGCTGTTGCTTGTGAAGGCTGTTGCCGCCGATAAGACGCTCGGTGGGCTGGTCATCCACGCCGAGCCTTACGTGACCTCTAGCGGCACCGCTAAGGACGTGGACGGGCGCAAGTACATAGCAAGCATCGATTTCGGAATTCACATCAAGGCGGAGCTTGACCCCGCTGCTAACTAAGGAGATGCAATATGGCACTCAATCCCTCTATCGGCCTTGCTGGTATCGCCCTGCAGAGTGGGCGTGGAAAGGTCGCTAAGATCCCGACGTTCCTCCACGGCCTGACTGGCGGTTCGCCCTTCGGCGTTTCCCGCTCCATCGCCAACACCGCCGTTGCTTGCGGCAACCGTGCGCCGTCCGACGCCCGCGTTGACAAGATCGAGATTACGCCGTCCATCCAGTCGCTTTGCTACCCTGACGTGTTCGGCCTTTACCTTTACCTTGCACTCGGCAATGTGACTTCCACTGCCTGCGAGGAGGCTGGTCTTAAGGGCTACTACAAGCACGTTTTCACCATGGGTGCGGATATTCCCTACGCCACCATCTGGTCCCAGATTGGCGTCGACAACTTCACCCGTTCCGACGATTGCAAGCTCTCTACCCTTGAGCTGAAGGCCACGGGCAACGAGCACCTTGCGATGCAGGCGGACTTCCACGGCTGCGGTGCTTCCTTCCTCTCCGCTATCCCCGGCAACCTCCAAGCGTCCTGCTTCAACGGCAAGTACACCACGACCGACTGTGACTTCAAGCTCGACACCGCTTCCGACACTCCCGCCGAAGCCCTCGTGTCCGAAGCCTCCTTCACCATCGAGAACAACGTCACCGACCTCTCTGGTCTTGGCCGCTCCATGCCGCGAGACGTTGCCGAGGGCAACTGCAACGTCGGCGTTTCCGTGACCACCATCCCGGACAACATCATCGAGTACCGAAAGATGGTTGCCGGTTCCGCCGCCGCAACCGGCGTTTCCTCCAAGGTTGTTCTCGGCAGCGTCTATTCCAAGTTCAACCACACTGACGATGCGAAGATGACCCTTGAGATCGCTGTGAACCACATCCCGTTCACTGCCGACTTCCCCGAGGTTGACCCCGAGGGCAACGAGGCCACTATCCAGTTCACCTCTGATGCCGCCATCATCAAGACTGCCAACGAGTCTCCGGTGACCATCACCCTTATCAACAAGACCCCGTCCTACACGGCCTAGGAAGTCTCAAAGCGGCCCCGAGAGGGGCCGCGCCATGGAGGTGGCAATGTCAGCGATAGTACCAGTCAACGAGGACGGGACGGTCGACCGCATCACCATCGGCGGTGTCGAGCACATGTTCTCCCTCGCCGTTAGCCCTTCATCGCTCGAGCAGATCAACGAGGCGACGGACAAGGCGAACAAAGCAGCCGAGAGCGCGGACACGAAGTCTGACTCCGCCGTCCGCACAATGATGCAGGCGACCGACGAGCTGAGGGCCAACGTCCTCGACGTGCTCGCCTTCATGTCCGTCAACGAGGTCGGCCAGCCCTGCGTCACCTATTTGGAGGATTAAATGGCAAACGCGATCACAGAACCAATGCTGCTCGACAAGACCGGTAAGAAGATGCTCGCCGAGATGGCGCGCGCGAACCTCCTGAAGGAGACCGAGATCGGCAAAGGCGTGTCCGAGGTTGAAGACTGGGGCGCACTGGCGGCGATGGTCGATTCAGGCTACGCCTCAGCCGCTTTCCCGGTAAACAGCAAGATTAGCCTCAAGTGGACCGACAACGTCGGCTCGAAGCAGTACGACATGAAGCACAGGGTCCTCGGCTACCAGGCGAGGAACATCAAGGGCGGTCTCGCCAGAAACCTCATGTTCCTCCAGCCGACGCTCGCGCTGCCCATCGACACGCAGTTCGACGCGATCGAGGCCTTCTACGCGGCTCCCGCCGGCGGACTCAAGGCGGGCACGTACTACATCACGTGCGGCTCCGACTGGGGCAAGATGGTCAGGGGCCAAACATACCAGTTCACGACCACGATCGACCTTTCAGAGGGCGGGCAGCTCAGCTTTCAGCAAGATATTTACAACGCCGTTCCGTCTAAGGTCTATTCGTACGCGACGTGCGGAGCGGCAGAGGCCCAAGAATCAGTCCCCGTCACGGTTGGCGGCAGCGCAGGAACGAGACTCGGGACCATCACGACCGGCGTTGTGGACGAGTCAGGAGCGATCAACAACCTCAACCGCGCCGGTTTCGGCTCCAATCGCTGGGCCACGTCGGGCATCCGCCAGTGGCTCAACAGCGACAAGCCAAAAAACACTTGGTGGATGCCTCAGACCAAGTGGGACCGACCTCCCAACTACGCCTCTACGCGCGACGGGTACCTCGCCGGGTTCGAGGACAAGGGATTCCTGGAGCGCGTCCCGCTCCTTGAGGTGAAGACGGCTAAGCCGTACTGCGACGGTGGGACGGACGGCGGGACCGAGTGCGACGTCACTTACGACAGGTTCTGGCTCCCGTGTGCCGAGGACCTTTACTGGAACCAGCGCTCCTACAGCATCCCGTCCGGGCTCGAGGGCAAGGCCTTCGACTACTACCGCCAGCTCTCGGGCTCCTCGTCGCCGACCACCATATGGGCCGAGCATAAGGAGTACATCATGTGCGGGGCAGAGGCGCCAACGTCGGCCCGTCACGTCTTCGAGCGCTCCGCGAATCGCAACGGCGGCCACGGCGTGTCGGTGTGCCCCTCGAGCGGCTACGTGAACAACGCCAACGCGTACAGCGGGAATCGCGCAGCCCCGGCTTGCGCATTTGGCATCTAGTAATCCGTCAATCGCCCGCGCTCATGCGCGGGCACTACGAGCTTGGAGCATGAATGTCGGTCCCCGTCAGTCGTAGGCGCGAAAACAAGTTGACCGTTTTTCTCTACGTCGACAAGCTAGTCGAGCACTCGTTGAGGAAACTCGAGAACCCACGAAAATTTGGGGCCAGGAGCAGAGTCATCGAGCACAGGGACGATAGAGGCTTGGTCTCGTCCCGAGAGGTGCTTCGGTGCGATCACCATATCTTGGCGGAGAGAATCGAGGCAGCCGTCGTGGCCCTTATGGAGCACGCGTATCGCGCCAACGACGTAAGAGTCCAGTCCCAGGCCGACTGCGAGGACAGGCTTTGGCACCAGAACGAGGCCATAAGGGAGTCCGGCGTCCTGCTCCACCTGCTCAACTACACGAGGCCCCATTGCGGGCTTTCCGGACAAGAGGTGAAAGCTTGGGTCGACCTCGCGGTCGATGCGAGGTCTCGCCTCATGAAATGGAGAGATTCCGACCGCGCCCGCTACTCCGGCGTGGTCTAGAGAATCCAGGATGAGAGGCTGATGGTGGCCCGAAACGTCTTCGAGCGCTCCGCGAATCGCAACAACGGCAACAACGTGTCGATGTGCACCTCGAGCGGCAACGTGAACAACACGAACGCGTACAACGGGAATCGCGCAGCCCCGGATTACGTCACTCGCCGGCTTTAGGAGGCCCCCTTTTGGGAACCGTGGCGGCAAAACGTGATGCAAGGTGTCTCCTTCCTGCGGGCTACGGCCCGGAACAACGACGGGCGCGGCGTGCGACTTCCCCTAGGGGAAGCGTCGCCTCCGCCGCGCCCAAACCAGAATCCGTCATGGGGTTCGACGCCCTCATGGACTCGCTCGAGAAATGCATGTCGGGAAGCAGCTGGAAGCGGCGCTCGATATGGTGCTGGGAGCACAGGGCTCAGCTGTGCTCGAAGCTCTCGGAAGACCTCATGAGTGGGGGATACAGGCCAAGGAAGACCGTCGTTTTCGAGGTCTCGAAGCCAAAGCGCAGGACCATCCTCGCCACTGACTTCCTCGATCGGGTCGTGCAGCGAAGTTTCAACGACAACCTTATCTATCCCCTCATGAGCAGGAGCTGGATCTACGACAACTGCGCGTGCCAGCGCGGGAAGGGGACCGATTTCGCCAGAGCGAGGCTGCACGCGCACTTAGAGCGGGGCTTCAGGGAACGCGGTGAGGCCCCGTGCGTCGGAGTGTGCGACGTTGCCGGGTACTACGACCACATGCTCCATTCCGTCGCGGAGGACAGGTTCTCCGCCAAGCTGCCGGAATGGGGCGCCTCCTTCGCCCACGCGACGCTCAGAGCCCAGTACGGGGACGGCCCGACCGGATACAAGCCCGGTAGCCAAATGGTCCAGATCGTGGGAATCGACTACCTGGACGGCATGGACCACTTCATCAAGGAGCAGCTTGGGTTCAGGCACTACCTTCGCTACATGGACGACTTCATCATCATCGACCACGACCCGGTCCGCATCGCCGAGTCAATCGCGCGCATCGAGTCGTTCGTCGGCGAGATCGGGCTTTCCCTCAACAAGAAGAAGACGAGTGTGATCATGCCCGGTGAGCCGGTCCCGTTCCTCGGGTTCGATCATTTCCTCAACGACTCCGGGCGTTCGTACATGCTCGTCCTCCCAGAGAAGGTGAAGCAGACCCGCCGGGAAATGGCGGCGCTCGCGCGTCTAGCGAGGGACGGACGAATGACCATTAGCCAAGTCGAGGAATCGTGGCGAAACCGCAGAGAGCACATAGCCAAGGGCTGCTCTGGGCGGGTGCTCGACAGCCTCGACGCCTATGTTTCGATGCTTGGGATAGGAGACGGTGATGGCAATCGAGATTGAGAGACCGTGCGTCGACGTCGGCACGGAGAAGTCCATCGAGGTAGCTCGCGCCAATGAGTCGGTCAACAGCGAGAACATCGAGTTTCTCGCGATGATGGCCGGGGTCGAGCTTGAGACTTCCGGCGACTCTCAGGCGGAGGGCGGCGACGAGGATGAGTAAGAGGAACCACGAGATCGCCAAGCGCAAGTACCTCGACGGGGCCTGGCCCAAAAGCTACATTGACCAGCTCTATAAGGCCAAGCGGCTCACCAAGGCCGAGTACGACGACATTATCGCCTCGAAGGAGGGCGAGTAGTGGAGCTTGTCGAGACGGTCGCTATCACGGCATTGGTCTCCGGCCTCGTCGGCGCGGTCGTGTCGTCGCTCGTAGCCGCCTTGAAATCGCAGGGGAAGAGGGCGATCGAGCACAACGCCGACGAGAAGGCGTCGCTCGACGCCATGAGGGCCGGCCTTCGCGCCTTGCTCTGGTGCGAGCTTGAGCGGATTCACTCGGTTGCCATGTCTAAAGGCGGGTTGACGGTAGACCAGCGCAGGCACCTAGAGAACGTCTACTCAGCCTATCACGGCTTGGGCGGCAACGGCACCGGTACCCGCCTTTTCCAAGACTCGATGGAAATGCAGGTGATCGACTGATGGCCGCTCATTACAAGCGACACAGCGGCGTGGGGTCTGCCGTCATTCTCGCCGTCATGTACGTGTCCACCGTCGGCTACCTCGCCTTTGTGGTCTGGCTTTACTCGACCCTTTACGTGTTCCCGCCTACTGAGGTAACCATGGGCTTCTTCGCCGTGTTCTGCGTCGAGACGGCGAGCATGGCCGCGTTCAAGATGGCGAAGGAGAAGGGCGGGCCGATGCCTCAGAAGAGCAACGGGTTCATGCAGTCTATGGGCGTTTCCCAGCATGGGGCGTTCGACACCCTGGCGCAACAGGAATGGGATACATATACAAGCAACGGAGGTTCCACCAATGAGTAACGACGTCCTTTCCAAGCTCACGAGCCGCAAGCTCTGGCTCATGATTGCGGCCTTCCTCGGCTCCATCGGCGCGAGCATCGCGGGAATCACCGCAGGCAACGACACCATAACCGCCATCGGCACCGTGTGCGCCGTCCTCTCCGCTGCCATTTACGCGGCTTGCGAAGCCGCCGTTGACGTGGCCCGCATCGGCACCGAGAAGACCACCAAGACCCTCACCGCATCGGGCAAGGACGCTGCCGCCATCATCGCCGGGGGCTCTGATGTTCCCGCTGCGTAAGGATGCGATCGTGCGCCTGTGCGTGGCCCTGTCGCTCGTGATAGCGGCTGAGGTCGTTGCGATTGCGGCCCTATCCGCGTGGGCCACGAGCGTGGGCGCAAACGGCGGGCCGACTCCGCGCGAGCCGAAGGAGACGGTAAGCGACCGCATGGAATGTAAGACGGTCGTGGAGGACTATCCGGGCGGCTCCACTTGGCGCGAGTACGCAGACGGCACCGTTCAGTACATAACAGTTGGAGGTAACTAGTGAGCATCACCTTAGACAGACTCAAGGGCGCGTGGCGCACGACCCCATGGCCGGGCGCTTCCCTGTGTGCGACGTGGACCACGCAGGTTTTCAGTAACGCCGGAGCGGGATGGTTCGGCGGCAACGCCTGCGACCAGTACCGCAACTGGTGCAATCGCCCCATCGCCGACGTCCAGCCGGGAATGATCGTGGCCGTTCCGTCGTGGCCAGGCACCAGCGCGGGCAAGGTTTACGGCCACGTCGGCATCTACATCGGCAACGGCACCGTTCGCCACTCGGTCACCAGTGGCGTTCAGGAGATGGCCCTTACCAAGTGGGTTTCTCTTTACGGCCAGACCCATACGGTCAGGTGCGGCTGGATGGGCGGCGTTCAGGTCGTGTCTTCCGGCAACGCCACGGCCACCGCAACCAACACTACAAGCAACGGAGGTTTCGACTTGGCTACCATGCAGACCATCTACTCAGGCTCTAGGGGCAATCAGGTCAAGACGCTGCAGGCCGTCCTCAACGGTCGTTACGGTTGCAGCCTTGCCGTAGACGGCATTTTCGGTACCAGCACCAAGTATTGCGTCGGCCTTTTCCAGAGCAAGCATGGGCTTACCAACGACGGAGTTGTAGGCCCTGCCACGTGGCGCAAGCTTCTCGCGGAGTAGGTGATACCAGATGCCGTACCCTTCCCCAGCCGATGAGCACCCGGACGATTTAATCAACGCCGTCCTGCTCGTCGTGCTCGCGCTAATGATCCTCGTCGGCGTGCCAATGGCAATCTTCGGTTAGCTCGAACCCTACTCGAACCTACTGTGACCGAGCTGTGACCTTACATTAGCCGTTACATTAGCGATTACATTAGCTGCCCTCTCCGCTTCGGCGGGGAGGGCGTTTTTGCGCCGAACCAGCAGTCGGGGACACCCACCCGACCATTCCAGCCAGTCGTTACCCAACGAAAGGATTTGGAATGAACAACGGAAAGATCACGTTCACCAGGTGCGGTTCTGACGAGGTCGTGGGCAGCTACCCGATGTCTCAGGGCATTTACAACCTCGCGCGTGTGCGGCTCACCAAGGCCAACAACACCGACATTCTCGGCGACCAGGAAGCGCTTGGTCTGTACGTGGCCTATCTTGCGGCAAAGCTCGCCCGAATCAAGGGCGTTCCCGACCTCAAGCCGAACAGCGTTACCGCAGAGGACCTTTTCATCTTCAACACCATCTTTGATTTTGAGCTTGAAGCCCCCGAGACTCCAGCTGAGTCCAAGGACGCTGAGCAGGAGATTGACGAAAACCCTACGGATACGCTGCCCGAGTCCTCCGAGGGTTAGCGAAATTCTCCGGTGACTCGGTCCTAGAGCTTGCCCGCCTAGCCGACGAGTGCCCGGAACTGTGGCTGCAACTCCATTACGACATGGAGCTTGCCGCCGAGAAGGCAAGGCCCGAAGAGGGGCCGACATGGAGGAAGCCCGGTGAAAAGGCGGTTGACGCACGCGACCGCCTGCGAAAGGAGCGGGAAGAAGCCAAGCGCAAGCTAGGAGTTGAATAAGGCTTGTACACAATCGAGGTTCAGAACCTGGACGAGACCATTGCGTCAATCGCCGAGGTTGACGCCCAGATGGCGAAGGCCCTAAAGCGGAAAATCCGCGAGGTTGTGAAGCCGACGCTTGCTAAGGCTCGGTCGTACGCCCATGTGGGCGCGTGCCCAACGGGCAAATACGCATCTTCCCTATCTCTCAAAACACACGCTAACGGCGTGAAGTTCGTCTCTACCGACGAAGCGGGCGGCGTAAAGGAATTCGCGCATCAGGGGGCCTTGATCCTGTCAGGCCCCCGTGCGGGCCGTCGCGCGGGCGTGCCGATTGGTTCTGAACCTCCCCGTGCACTGCTCAAGGCGATTTTGCAGGACGAGGAACACATCGTCGAGCAGGTCAACGAAGCGGTTGTTGAGACGTGTGAGCTTGTGAACAGGGGCTAATCAATGGGCAAGGCATCGATCACAATCAACGTCGGAGCGCTGTGGAACGGCGGGGCTGAGCTTAAGAAGGTCAACAGCGACCTTAAGACCATGGCCGCGCGAGTTGCCGCGCTGGACAAGTCCACAACTCAGGGTTTGGCCCTCTCCGGCCAGCACGTCGAGAATCTTGGCAACAAGATCTACGACATGGGCGCGAAGATTGAGGGCGTTGGGCGCTCGCTCACCAACAACGTCACAGTCCCAATGTCGGTTATCGGCGGCTATTGCGTCAATCAAGCAACCGATTTCGATACTTCGCTCGCCAACCTCAACAAGACGGCAGACCTTACAAGAGACCAGCTCAAGGCGCTCGGCGATGCTGCGCTTGACGCGTCCACAACGTCTCCCGTAACCGCTTCCCAGATCGTGAACGCCGAAGCCCTCGGCGCGCAGCTCGGCATCACGACCGACAACCTCAAGAGTTTCAGCGACGTTGCCAACGGCCTTGACATTGCGACGAACATGGACATGGAGACTGCGGCTACCGAGATGGCCCAGTTCGCCAACATTACGTCCATGAGCCAAGGCGAGCTCAGCAACTACGGCTCCACCATCGTTGACCTCGGCAACCACCTCGCCACAACCGAGTCCGACATTTCGCATATGTCGCTGCGACTCGCGGGCATGACCACAACGGCCAACTTCACGCAGGCCGAAATCCTCGGCATGGCGGGCGCTATGTCCTCGCTTGGCATCAAGGCCGAAGCGGGCGGCTCTGCCATGACGCAGATTGTCTCGAACATCACTAAGGAGGTCGCTAACGGCTCCGGCGCGGTTGAGGAGTACGCGCGAGTCTCCGGCATGAGCGCGGATGAGTTCGCCGCCAAGTGGCAATCCTCGCCGATGGAAGCCCTCGAAGCCCTCATCGACGGCATCAACCGACTCAGCAACGAGGGGCAGGCAACCGACGTCACGCTTACCCAGCTCGGCATCAAGAGCATCAGGCAGGCTGACGTCATGCGCCGTCTCTCCGGCAACACCGACGTACTGCACGAGGCCATCGGACGCGCCAACTCTGCGTGGCAGGACAACACCGCGCTTACCGAAGAGGTCGACAAGCGCAACGAGTCCCTTGAGAGCCGATTCCAGACGCTTAAGAACAAGGTAGACGAGTCGGCTATTAAGCTTGGCGGGCCGCTCGCCGAGGCGTTGCTTGACGTTGCAGATGATATGTCGCCCGTCATCGACGGTATAGCGGACGCTTGCCAGGCGTTCGCAGACATGGATTCCGGCACGCAGGGCACCATCCTCGCCCTCGCGGGCGTTGCCGCTGCCGCCGGTCCCGTCCTCACCGTCACTGGCAAGATCACGCAGGGCGTGGGCAACGTCATCACTGCGTTTGGAAAGACCCAGACTCAGGCCGCAATCTTCGGGGACGCGCTCAACACCGTCGACGGCGCTTCCATGCGCGTCTACGCTTCCACCAACTCCATGGCAACCAAGCTCGGCACCGCGGGCAACGCTGCCGCTAAGGCGGCGGGCGGCGCAAGCAATTACGTCTCCGCATGGGAGAAGATGAACGACGCGGCCAAGGTCGCCGCAGTCAGCCAAGAGAAGTATGAGGAAGCGGTTGAAAAGGCGGCGGCTTCCACTGGTAAGGCCCGGGATAAGTCGGTTGCGCTTACCCAGACCTATATCAAGCAGCGCGATTCTGCCCTTAAGACCTACGAAGCCAACGCAAAGCTGGTTTCCACCTACTCTGGATCTACTGCGGAAGCCGAGAAGGCGGCGGACGCTGCCGAGAAGGCAACCAATAGGTTCGAAGCCGAAGGCAAGAGCTGCACCGTCCTGCGTAACAGCCTTGACAAGGTCAAGACGGGCACCAATTACGCGGCAATCCAAACCGAAGCGCTCAACAAGGCCATGGAGAAAGGCCAGAATTCGGCTAAGACCCTCGGCGATAGGGTGTCCAGCCTTGGTGGTACGGCCAAGAGCTACGCAAAGAACGTCGGATCCTTCTTTGCCGAGTTCGCTAAGGCGAACGCTGCCGCTATCGCGATTACCGTTCTCACCACGGCCGTTGCCGCCATCGCGTCAAAGGTCCAGGAAGCCGAGGAGCGTAACCGCCGATTCTCCGAAGCGACGGACGGGCTTATGGCAGCGGCCAACGGCGCGACCAACGAGATTCAGAACCAAAGCTCTGCCCTTGATGTTCTGTCAGGCTCCTCAAGCAACGCGAAGGACGCCGTTGACAAGGTGCTTGAGTCCCAGGCGAACCTTGCTCAGTCCATGCGCGACACGAATACCAACGCAGCGGCTCAGTCCTCGCAGCTCACAGACGCCTACAACACCATCAAGGAGTACGCCAACCACTCCGACCTCACGACCGAAGCGCAAGGCAAGCTGCGCTCGGCAATCGAGACCGTAAACGACCAGTGCGGCGCGCAGATCAGTGTTACCGACATTGCCAACGGCAAGCTCGCGGACGAGAACGGCGCAATTTCCGACGTCACGGAGACACTCGGTAAGTACGTCGAGAAGAAGCTTGAGCAGATCAAGATTGACGCTCAGCAGCAGAACCTTACCGCGCTCTATCAGCAGAAGCAGAAGGACATTGAAGCCCTTACGAAGTCGCAGGCTGAGCTTAACGACGCTCAGAAGAACTACGACGATATTATGGCGAACACAACCACCGGCTTGCAGCTTAACGGCTATGAGCAGAAGGCGGCTATAGACAGGCTTGACGCGGCAAAGAGTGGCGTTAGCGACGCGCAATCCGCGCTCGACGCCTGCAATTCCTCCATTGATAACGTCAACGCATCCTTGGGGGCGTCTGCGGCGGCGGCTGATGGCGCGTCTCAAAGTGTCAGCAACCTCGCGCTTTCGTCTTCCACCGTTTCAAGTGCGGCAAATGCCCTCAACAAGGACATTAACCAGTTCGCTAGCGACCTCGCCAGTACTGGTATCTCGGTAAGCCAGTTCAAGTCGCTCAATGACGAGCAGCTATCGGGTCTTGTTGCTGCGTGGGACGGCACAACCGATAGCCTTGTGGCCGCGCTCGACGGTATGAATATCCAGATGAACGACAAGGGCGCGGCTGCGGCCAATGCCCTTGCGTCTGGCCTTTCCACGGGCAAGGTTAGCGCGGAAGCGGCAACCGAAATGCTCAAGGCCGCAGCCACAGGCGATTGGTCCGGCGTTGTCGCTCAAATGAAGTCGAACGGCATCAACATCCCTGATGCCGTTGCGGACGGGATCACAGCAAACGGCTTTGTGCCTTCCGAAGCGACCTCGCAGATGCTTAGCCTTGTGGCCCTCAAGCTCACTGGCGGAGACGTTGACGCTGCCGCGCAGCTCTGCGGCGGAAACATCGACGCTGGTCTTGCCGAGGCGATCAAAAACGGGACGGTGTCTGAGGAAGCCGCAGCCTATCTCGGCCAAGACGTAATCGACAAGCTCAACGAGGGCGCGGGTTGCCATTCGCCTTCCGTCAAGGCCGCTGATACCGGTATGTACGTTGACCAAGGATTGTCCAACGGCATCACCGAGAATCAGCAGGGGCCGCTTGACGCGGTATCCAACCTCGCGACGTCGGTCATCAACGGGCTTTCGACCCTCGCCACCGACTTCCTGAACCAAGGCGCAAGCGCATCCGGCGGGCTTGCGTCCGGCCTTAGCGCGAACGCGGGCTCGGTAACCGCTGCATCATCCACGCTTTCAAGCAACGCTGTCTCCGGCGTCTCCACCACCGCAAGCACGCTTGGCAATACGGGCTTCACGGCAGGCTCGAACTTCGCAAGCAGGCTCGGCTCCATGGCTGGTAGCGCCGCTAGCAACGCGAGGTCGATTGCGACGGGTGCGGCATCCGGCGTTTCCGGCGCTCCCGGGACGCTCGGCAACACCGGACAGAGCGCGGGCAATAGGTTCGCGTCCGGTGTTGGCAGGGCGACTAGCGGCTCAAGAACATCCGGCAAGTCGCTTTCCGACGCTGCCAAGGGCGGAGCGGAGAGCTGGAATCCGAGTGCTTCCGGCTCCCACCTCGGTAACCAGTTCGCAAGAGGCATCGGCACGGCTTGGAACGCGGTTCGTAACAAGGCCCTCGAACTTGTCAACGCGGCCAAGTCCGTTATGGGCTTCTCCGTGCCGGACGATGGCCCTTGGTCCGGTTCCGAGAAGGGCGGCGTCACGTCCGGTATGCACTTGGGCGAGAACTTCGCGCACGGCATGGGCCTCGCTGTCCCAGCCGTCAGGAAATCCACGCTCGCCCTTGCGGAGGCGGCTAACCCGACGGTGGCACTCGGCGCTTACGACTCGGTTCCGTCGCTTGCAGGCGTTCCGTCCGTCTCCGGTTCGGGACAGACGGTGCATGTTACGAACAACAACGTCTATATCAACGGCGCGAAGGTCAACAACCTTTCCGCTCACGCGCAGGAGCTTATCGGCGAGCTGTTCGGTGAGGTCGGAGTTGTCGCGGGAATGGGGTACTAATGGCAGAAGGTTACTCGGATTGGGGCAACCACTACGGCAACCAGTACATGCGCGGGCATGTCGTTGCCTGGTGCGAGTATACCGACGATGACCACTACAAGATCATTGTGACGGGCAATACCGAGTGCTACGACTCCGGCGCAGGCTGGGGCATGCAGTCCCAAGTTGGCTACGACGCGCGTAACTCCGGCATTCCCGGCACGTCTGCGAACGCGGGCGGCGGCACATTTAGTTTCAACTGGTGCCGCGAACACCATACGTTTGAGTCAATTGAGGCTGGTAAGGAATACGGGCACTTCACCGATTACCACCGCGAGGAGTTCGGTCCCTTCCAGTGCGACGGCGGCGAGCATTGGGTCACGGTCTGGTACAAGTGCTGGGCGACCGGCTCGTGGGGCGGCGGTCAGCGCGACGCGTTCGCCTCCCTCCAGGTGCCGCGCAACCGCCAACACACGCCGCACAGGCCCAAGAACTTCAAGGCCGTCAGGTCGAGTGACGCGGTGCAAAAACTTTCGTGGACCGGGGACTACACCGGGTTTGAGGGCCACTATACGTGGGCCTACGTCCACGTCGAGCGCAGGGACGGGGACGGCTCGTGGCGAGAGGTCGCGAAGCTCAGTTGGAGCGCGATCAACTGGTCCGACACGTCGACCGTCACGGGCTGGAAGTACGGCTACAGGCTTCGTGCCTCGAACTGGGACGGCGCCTTCTCGGCCTATACCAACGAAATCACCCTTTACACGACGCCGAACGGCATAAGCAGGCTCGACATCGAGAAGACCGCAGCCCACACCGTCCTGCTCACCGGGACGAACCTCTGGGGGTGGCGCACCGGCGTCAACCTACAGATAAGGGCCAACGGCGGCGACTGGTCCGACAAGGCGCTCGAGCAGGTGACCTCCGGCTCCTGGAGGGACAGCGACGCACCCGCAGGAACGGTCGAGTACCGTATCCGCGCCTTCCAGACCCAGGGCGGCTCGGAGAACCCGACGAGGGTCCTCTACGGCCCGTGGACCGCCTCTGGCTCGGTCACGACGGTCTGCCCCCCGAACGCGCCCGCCGTCACCGCCAGCACGCCCGTCGTCTACCCCGGCGAGTCCACGGTCGCGTGGGTCCCCGCGCACCCAGACGGCTCGTTACAGACGGACGCGCAGGTGGAGGTCACCGGCAGCGACGGGAAGGCCACGACATACGATGCCGGGGCATCTGCCTCGCTGTCGGTGGCAATGCCGTACGGAGAGTCAAAGGTCAGGGTCAGGACAAAGGGCCTCGACGAGGGCTGGGGAGCATGGTCGGCCTACAGCAAGGTTGTCGCCGCCATGCGCCCGGCCATCGGCATCAACAAGCCCGAGCGCCCCTACGACGGCAGCAACCCGCAGAAGCGCGTGCCCATCGCGTTCGAGTGGTACGTCCGCGACTCGACGGGGGTCACGAGCCAGGTCTTCACAATCCTCAAGGAGGACGGCAGCGAGCTGTACCGCGCCTCGCTCGACCTTAGCACCAACGCGCTGTCGCTCAACGCCGACGTTGGCTTCGAGAACAAGAGCCGCTACACGCTCCGTATCGACATCACGGGAGGCTCGGGGCTAAGCTCGAGCGCGGAGAGGTCGATATACACCGACTGGGCACAGCCCGTGCCGCCCGACCCGACAGTGAGCTTCACTGAAGGTCTCGCGGCGGTGATCACGGTCGAGACCAGCATCGACGGTGCGCAGTACCATCTCAACGACACCGCGCTCGTCGGCCCTATGACGGCGAGCACGGACGCGATAACCTTGCTCGGAGACGTGTCCGTCGAGGGGACGGCGCTCGTGCTTGACGACGTGCTCAACATCAAGAGTTACGACCTCGCGAGGGTAGACCCCGACGGCACAAGGACGAGCCTGGGCACCGACCTGCCTCTCGGCTACCGCGTTGTGGACGCGCTGCCGCCGCTCAACGTCCCATATGACTACGAGGTGACGGCCAAGACCTCGCTCGGCACCGTCTCACGCGTCACCGAGACCGTGACCTGCGACTCGGGAGGCATGGAGGCGTTCAACTTCGGGGCGGCGGCAGGGCAGGTGGTCCTCCTCGGCCTCGACGCCGACGTGTCCGAGTCGATCGAGCTGACGGGCCAGTCCTACAGCTTCGCGCTCGGAGCGGACACGGAGCTCATACCGACCTTCTACCCCGACGGCGAGCTGGATTCCTCGCGCTCGCTCTCCTACAAGGTCCACACGAGGGAGGAGTACGAGTCGTTGAGAAGGCTCGTGCGCGACCGCAACTTCTCGCACTTCTGGTATAGGGACTACTGGGGCCACCGCATGTACGCCCACGGCAAGTGGGGGCTTTCCTACACGGCCAAGAGCTACAGCCTGTGGGAGGTCTCGGTGAGCCCCGAGGAGGTCTGTTGGAGGGAGCCGATTCATGGATAGCTCATACTGGTACGAGCCCTTCAGCTCCACTCGGTTCCGCTTCATGCGCGTCTCGAGGGCCACGGGGAACGAAGTGGAGCGCATCAAGGTCATTCGCGGCGGCTCGATCACGAGGAACGACGACACACGCATTAAAGAGAGCGCCGAGATAGACATTGTTGGGCGCTACTCGTTCGGCCCCGACCTCCTGCGCGTCTACGCAGAGGTCGGCTGGCTGGACGGGGAGAGCGCGGACGTGTGCCTGGGCACGTTCCTGCCGGTCATCCCGTCGCGCGAAATCTACCCCGGCCACAGCAAGGCCAAAATCAAGCTTTACGGCAGGCTGCAAGAACTTCTTGACACGAAGTTCGCGCAGCCCCGCACGGTTCCTTCGGGCACGAATGCCGTTGCCCTGGCCAAGCAGGTTTGCGAGGAAGCCGGGTTGGAGGTCATCGCCGACGTATCGGACTTCACGACCACACTGACGCGCGCATACGGCGTAGGCGTGACCTCGCAGCCGTCCAAGAGCGACGAGACGCAGACGATTGGCGACACTCTTCTAGATATGGTGAACGACCTTCTTAGCCTTGCCGGATTCCGCGCGGCCTTCACCGACCCGTGGGGCCGCATCGTCATGCAGAAGTACAAGGACCCATCCGAGAAGCCTATCGTGTGGGACTTCACGGAGGGACCACAGGCCAAGTTCGAGGGCCGAATGTCGGAGGAGCGCGACTACACCAGCGCAGCAAACCATGTCGTTGTTATCTACGGCTCTATGGGTGCCAACGGCGATAAGCAGACCGTCGTTGGCGAAGCGATAGACGATGACCCCAAGAGCGACCTTTCGACCGTCTCGCGCGGGCGCGTCATCACGAGGAGCTACAGCTATTCTGAGCTGCCGCCCGGCGAGACGTGGGTTGAGCAGCTGCATTACGCCAACGAACGCGCCAAATCGCTTCTCATGACCGCGCAGTCCGTAATCGAGCGCGTGAACTTCTCGCACGTATACGCGCCCACCGCGCTCAACGACGTTGTCATGCTCAGGTATCCAAGCGGCGAGATCAACGGACGCTACCAGATCAGGACGCAGACGATAAAGTTGGTCGCTGGATGCCCGGTGTCGTGCGAAGCACGAATCTTTAGACGGAGGAATTCATAGTGCTTACAAGAGACGAGTCACAGCAGATGCGGAACATGGGCCGTCGTGCCCTTGGGCAGATAGTAGACTCGGCTGTCCAAAGCCAAAACCTCGGAATCGTGCGCAACTTCGCAAAGGTTAGCCAAGTCAACAGTGACGGGACGCTTAACCTAGACTACGGTTCGAACGGGCACCCTATGCCGGTTGAGAACGTGCGTATGACAACGGCCTGCGTTGACGTTAACGAGGGTGATACCGCCGTTGTTGACACGTATGATAAAGTTCCATTGGTAATCGGTATCGTGGCTAGGGGATAGGACTAAATAGTTTGAACTACATAGGACTATCTTGGTCCCTATTTGGTCCCAACTCCTCAGACTAGTACGGATTTACATGGTTCTAAATTTAAACGAATACCAGCTAGACGTACTTATTAGACACTATACGGGTTAGCACAATAGTTCATGGAAGACTAGCTGCCAGGGCCCCGTTCGCGGGGCCCTGATTCGCATAAAGGAGAAGCACATGTTGCTCGAAGCACAGATGAACAGGCGCGATTTCCTTGGCCTCGCCGCCGCCTCCGCCGTCGCGCTCTCGCTGGGGGCCTGTGGCGGCTCTGCCGGCGGTTCCGGCACCGGTTCCGGCGCGGACGCAGATCAGGTGCGCTCGGCGCTCGAGACGTACCTCTCGCAGCTTAAGGCGGCCTCTGGCGAGGCGTTCGACCTCGCCGTCGCAAAGATGAAGGAGCTCTGCGCCGACCAGCTCGCCGACCTCGGCGCCACGCCCGAGGACCTCGCCCGCGAGTATCTCCAGAAGTTCGACTACGCGATCGAGGACGTCCAGGTCACGGGGGCAAGCGCGCTGGCCAAGGTGAAGATATCGGCCCGGTCCGTCACGAAGATCATCAAGGACACCGCGGCCAAGGGCGACCCGCTCCACTTCAAGCTGCAGGACCTCCTCGACACGATGCGCGATGCCCCGGTGCAGGACTCCGAGGCGAGTGTGTACTGCAAGAAGGCAAACGACGGCTCCTGGGACGTCAAGGACGGCCTCAGCCAGTCGCTCGTCAAGCTCTGCTTCTAGGCCTACGCCGACGCCCCGCGCCGGACGAGCTATCCCTCAGAGAGGAACGCCATGCCCAAGCGAATCATCGCCCTGCTCTCGTCTGTGCTCCTGGCCGTTTGCGCGTTTGCGACCGCGGGTTGCGGCGCCGGCGGCGAGGACGACGCGCGCGCGGCCGCTGAGGCCACGCTCTCGCGCCTGTGGTCGTCGCCCGACGACGCCTGGCAGATCCTGGGCGACGAGTCCTGCACTGAGATCCAGCGACTCGGCGTGGCGCCCGAGGACTTCCTCAAGGCCTATTTCGACGGGGCGTCGTATGAGGTGGGGGAGGTCTCCGTCGACGGATCGGCGGCCACGGCGCAGCTGACGCTGCGCACGCGCTCGATGGCTGACGTGAGGACCACGCTTTCGGACGCCTACACCGCGCAGACCCTCGCGAACGGGGGCTACCCCGAGGAGTCCGATCTTTACCTTATCGTCGGCGACAAGCTCCTCGATTGCGTGAGGGCGGCGCCGGTGCAGGAGCACAGCTGTGAGGTCGCGCTCCAGAAGTCCGACGGAACCTGGAGGCTCACCGACGAGGGAAGTGCAGCCTTGGGCTCGACGTTGGTAGGTCAGTGA